TACAGCAGGACCTACCTTTGGAACCGGTACAGCCGGCTGTTGCGGAAGGCCGGATTGCCACACGATTCGAAGTCAAAATTTCACCGGGTGCGGCGGTCAGTCGCGTCGCATTACGAGGCGGCTGGGGGCAACGCGACGGAGCTGCTCGGCCACTCTAGCAGATCCGTGACGCTGGCTTATCTCGACCCGCGAATCGTCCCGCAGCATCACGCCGTGGACCTGTTGTTTCGGCCTGGCAGCGCAACCTAATTGTAAACCTGCTCTGCCGGGGCTGGCTGGCGTGCGCTAGACTCGCCGTCGACAAATCGCGGACCGGCCACTCGTTAGCGGCGCGGGTTCCTGCTGGTCGGCCTCATGGCTCGTTAGCCGTTGTGCCGGCCGCTGTGCGATACCGAGAGACGTATCGAAATTCTTGGACGGGAGAGGGACCCTATGCGCCGCAGACACCTGATGCCCACCTTGCGCCGGCCCCACGGATACACCGTGCTGGCACTGTTGAGCCCAAAAGCGATCCGGGAAAAGATCGGCGAGCTGACCGATCGGGCCCTAGCGATCGTCGACACCGCGACGGGCGAAAACCGAGATTTGACCACAGAGGAACGGACCGAGGTCGACGGCATTTTGGGAGTCGGCAAACCGGGCGAGGCCGGGCACAAGCCCGGCAAGCTGGACGCGCTGGAGGCGGATTTGGCACGGGCCGAGAAATTGGAGGCCCGGCAAGCCCAGCTCGCCGCCTCGCGCACGGGCAGCCTGGGATCGCACCTGGTCCAACGCTCGGACGGACCGGGGCAGCACGCGCAGGACGGCGACGATTCGCCGCGCGTCAACCGCGTGCGGATCCCGGTGGCGGCCCAGTACCGCTACGGCCGGCTGAAGGCGTACCACGGGCCGAATGCGGAGCGGACGGCGTACCTGGCCGGCCAGTTCTTCCTCGCGGCGCTGTTCAACAATCAGCGGGCGGCCCAGTGGTGCCGTGATTTCGGCTTGGACACGCGCATTCAGGCGGCGCTGTCCGAGGGCACCGACTCAGCCGGCGGCGTGCTGGTCCCGGTGGAGGTCGAGCAGGCGATTATCGACCTGCGGGAGACCTACGGCGTGTTTCGCCGGCGGGCCAAGGTTGTGCCGATGGCGCGCGACACCAAGACGCAGCCGGTCCGGCAGAGCGGGATCACCGCCAGCTGGGTTGGGGAGAATGACGAGATCAGCGCCGGTGACAAAGCGTGGAAGCAGCTGAACCTGGTCGCCCGCAAGCTGGCCGCGCTTACGCGCTACAGCACCGAGCTGGGCGAGGACGCAACAATTTCGATCGGCGACGATCTGACCAAAGAGTTCGCCTACGCCTTCGCCGTGGCGGAAGACACCGCCGGCTTTATCGGCGACGGCAGCGCGACGTACGGGCACCAGACAGGGCTGAAGAACGCGATCCAAGCCGGCTCGATCTACACGGCTCTGGTCGGAAATACGACTTTCGGCACGCTGGACTTGGAGGATTTCATCGGGGCCATCGGACAACTGCCGGACTATCCAGGGATGCAGCCCGTTTGGTACATCAGCAAGCCTGGCTACTGGAACTCCATGGTGCGGCTCATGGCCAGCCAGGGCGGAACCACGTGGGAGAAGACGGCCGACGGCCAGATGGTGCCGATGTTCTTGGGCTATCCGGTCGAGTACGTCCACGTGATGCACAAGACCTTGACCGCCAGCGTAAGTACGATTCACGCGTACATCGGCGATTTGTCGATGGCCGCCATGCTGGGAAATCGCCGGGGAATGACGATCCAGATTTCCGACCAAAGGTACTTCGAGTACGACCAGATCGGAATCAAGGGCACCCAGCGTTGCCACGTGGCGATCGTCCAGCCGGGCACGGCCTCGGCCGCTGGTCCGATCGTCGCGCTGAAGACGCCCGGCGCGTAGCTCGTTTCGATTGGTCCGCTCTGCGCCAACGCGCAGAGCGGATTGATCTTCGTCTGCCAACTGACCACTGACCACTGACACTTATCGAGGAAAAGATGAACGAGCTGCAACACACGAAAGTCGTCGCCTGCATCCCGCCCGGCGAGATCAAGGATGACGCCGAGTTTACGGCGGTCGAGATCGACACCTTGGGCTGGGATTACCTGCAGGTGATCGTCGCCCTGGGCGCGACGGACATCGCAATGGCCGCGCTGAAACTGCAGGAGTCGGAGACCTCCGGCGGCGGCGGCGGATACACGGACATCGACGGCTGCGATCTGGCGACGGATAACGACGCCTACGGATCGGCTGCCGCGCTGCCCTCGGCCGACGACGACAACAAGCTGATCGTGATGGAAGTCGATTTGCGGGCGGGACGGATGCGCTACGTCAATTTGTACGCCAAGGCAGGCAACGGCGCTCTTGGCACCTACCTGTCGGCGATCGGGATCCTGTCGCGCAGTCCAGTCGGAGCGTACACGGCGGCGGAGCGCGGCGCCGACACGGTGATGAGGGCGGCGTAAGCCTGCTGTCCTGATGTGGCACGGCCAACACAGGCCGTGCCTGGATCGCCCACGAACCCGAGTACTTCCGGCACGGCCAACACAGTAAACCGTGCCACATGGAGCAACGCAGCATGAATCGCAGACACTGGATCACGATCACCGTCGCAACTATCGCGCTCTGCGCGCTGGCCGCGAATTACCGGATCGACGTCGGCAAGGTCTGGAAATCGCTGGAGCTACAGCCAGGCTGTACCGTGATCAACCGCGACGGCAACGACATCGCCGCGCAGCTCGACACGCTGGACACCGTGACGGCCGCGGATCTGACCAAGATCGACGGGATTACGGACGGCACGGCCGCGGCGAACAAGGCCCTGGTGCTGGGCGCGGCCAAGGAGATCGCGACGATCACCACGGCTACGATCACGACCGGAAACATCGCCACCGTGAACGCGACCAACGTGGACGCTGGCGCGAGCGGCACGGCCGGAAGCCTTGACGTGTTCCCCAGCACGGCCGCCAGCGGCAAGCTCGCGATCACGGCGGCCGATTCAGCCGGCGATACGGTCACCACGATTACCAACGCCAGCCAGGCCGACGCGAGGACGTACACCATTCCAGACGCGGGCGGCAACGCGGATTTCGTGCTGACGGCTGGGGCGCAGAGTCTGGGCGGCGTCAAGACGTTTACCGGCACGCTCACCGTGGCCGGCGGAATCCGTACCAGTGTCGGCGTCGGCGCCGTGGCCGGTACCGGCGTGACGCTGGGCAGCGAGGCCGGCGACGGGCTGTACCACCAGACGACCATCACGCTGACCGACGTGGAGATTGCGTTGACCGACGAGCCCGGCGTGATCGCCTACGGCGGGCTGAAGATCTACGACCTGCCGGTGGGCGCGATCGTCGTCCAAGCGGCGGTCAGCGATCTGGACGTGACGAAAAGCTCGGCCGGTGTCAACGTCGATTGGGACGGGAACTTTTCGCTGGGTACTGTCACGGCCGGCAACGACGCTGACCTGACGGGGAAAGAGGTCGACATCCTCGCCAAGACGGCCACGCCGCAAGCCGCGGCCGGGGCCACAACCGCCAACGGCGGCGCGGCGACCAACGGGTATTTGGACGGCACCACCACGGCCGGCGCGGCGGCGGACGTGTATTTGAACGTGCTGGTGGACGACGCGGACCACGACGTGACCAGCACGCCGTGCAGCCTGATTTTCAACGGCACGATCAAGCTGACCTGGTTCGTCGCCGGGGACTATTGATCGGGCAATGGGAATGGGGGGAGGCATGGGAAGTATGGTTTGCCTCCCATGCTCTCCTAATTCCAATTACTCACACCACAACCACGAGCACCACATGCACGTCAGACTAATCCGAGCCTGGGGCGGGCATCCGGCGGGCCGCGAGTTCCGCTGTATGCCGGACGGCGCGGCGAACGTGCTGATCAGCCGGCATTTGGCCGAGGAGGTAAAGCAGGATGCTGGATCAAGCGGCCAGGCTGCTGACAGCGCCGGCGCTCGAGCCCGTGACGCTGAGCGAGGCCAAGCGCCACGCCAACGTGGTCGCCAGCGACGATGACACGCTGATCACGGCCCTGATCGTCGCCGCTCGCGAATTGGTCGAGCAGGATACCAGCCGGGCTCTGATCAATCAGACGTGGGAATTGGAGCTGGACGACTGGTGGACGGACGGCTTGGAAGTGCCCCGGCCGCCGCTGGTGAGCGTGACGCACGTCAAGTACTACGACGCCGACGGCGTGCTGCAGACGGTGACCAGCACCAACTACCACGTCGACACGCGGCGGCAGCCGGGCGTGATCTGGTGGGATGACGATTACACTTTGCCGACGCTGGGCGACGATGCGAACCCGGTGCTGGTGACCTACGTCGCCGGCTACGGGGCGGCCGCCAGTGCCGTGCCGCAGCGGGCCAAGCAGGCGATCCTGCTGCTGGTCGGGCACTGGTATCGGCAGCGGGAAGCGGTCGGCCGTGCTGAGGGCGAAGTGGCGTTGGCCTACCGGCGGCTGATCCGCAGCCTGTGCGTGGGGGTGTATCCGTGATCGACGCCGGCCAGCTGGACAACCGGATCACGCTGGAGACGCCGACGCCGACGCTGGACTCGGCCGGGCAACCGATTCGGACCTGGGCGACTTTCGGCACGGCAAACCTGCCGGCCAAGGTCGAGCAGGTGACGGGCGGGGAAACCATCCGGGGCCGGCAGACGTCGGCCGAGACGACCATCGTGTTCACCGTGCGCTGGCTGTCCGGAGTCACAGCCCAGATGCGCGTGAGTTGGGACAGCCGGACATTCGGGATTGTGCGAGCGGCGGATCCGTACGGCGATCGCCGCGAGCTGCGGATTGAGTGCAAGGAGGCGGTGTGAAACTGGCGGCGATTACGTGCCTGTACGGGTGCCGAGAGACCGCGCGGCAGCGGGCCAACTATTGGGCCTGCGCCGCGGCGCTCAAGGCCCAGGGCGTGGACCTGTGGACCGTGCAGGGATTATTGCCGTGGCAATACCACGCCGAGGCGATCGACGGCGAGCGGATGCTTTGGGTGCCGATCCGGGATTTCCTCTGGCACAAGGAGCGGCTGCTGAGCCTCGGCGTCAGCCGGCTGCCGGACGAGTACGACGCGGTGCTGTGGGTGGACGCGGACGTCACGTTCGATTTACCGGACATCCGCGAGCGCATCGAGCAGGTGCTGGAAAAATACCAGATCCTGCAGCCGTGGTCCGACGCGATCTATCACGACGAGGCGGGCCGGCCGCTGAACGGGGTGTTCGACGTGACGCAACCGGGGGCGCCGAATTTCGGCCGCTGGCTGTGGGAAGTTCCCAAGTTCCTGCGGCGATCGGCGGCGGCCGTGAACTGGGAGCAAGAGACGTACGTCCGGGCCCACACGGGATTGGCCTGGGCGGCGCGGCGGGAGTGGTTCGACCAGGTCGGACTGTACGAATACAGCCTGGGCGGCAACGGGGACGAGACGCTGTGCGAGGGCCTCTGGGGAGTGAGCGA